AGGTGAGAGGAACGGTTCGTTCCCAAACAAAGGAGCATGGCATGAGAACGCTGCTTGAGTTAATTAGATTCGGTCCTCAAATTGCTTTCGGAGGAGACTCTGGGGGCGGCGGCGGTGGAGGAGGCGGTTCATCTGGAGGCGGTTCCTCGGACAGCGGTTCGAGTTCTTCAACGAAGAAGAAAGATCCTCCTACGTTTAAGAATTTGACGGAGGCATCGAAGGCTGGGTATCATGGTCAGGCTGTGAACATTGGCGGCAAGCTTCAGAAGGTTGAATTCAAAGGTGACTATAACGACAAGATGAAAAAGGTTTCGGCGGCGGCGAATAAGAAGAGTTCTGCTGGACCACCGCCCGGATCTCCTGATTACAACAAAACTGCAAGCATTTCATCACCAACATCCAACAAGAAAACCTCTGGCAAAGCCAAGTCCTCTGCAAAGTACTCACCCGGCACTGAGTATACGGTTGGAAAAAATACTTTTGTGGATTCTATTATGTCGGGGGATTTTGATGCAGAGAGTCTTCTTCCACCAACGGGCACGGATACGGGGGACAAGCTATCGAATCCGTATAAGCCACCAAGTAGTATTTCCAGCAGTGCTCAGAAGAACGCGGGATATTTAGGTGTTCCTGATGAACCGACGAATGAGTTGGAAGAGTTTCAGAAACGTTTTTATGCTCAGTCTGTTGGAGCGGCGGCTGATCCTGGTGGGGCAAGCACGGCGACTGGACTTATGGTATCGGGTGCTGGGCAGAAGATGCTTGATGACGCCAACATGACGGCGGGAGAATATTTAGACGCCGTTCAAGATTTAGGTAAATCGCTTGATGATCCTCGGTTTGGTGAAGGCGTAGTTGGTCAGGCGGCTGGCAGTAGTTTAGTTGGTCAAGGCTTGGATTATTTAGCGGACATGAATAAGCGTCGTGCTTATGAGCAGCTAACGGGTCAGTATGATCCTACCATTGGTGGGAAGATCATGGGTTATGGCAGCGAGAACGTACGTCGGGTGGTTCCTGTTTTTAAGGATGGGACTATTGTAGGTTCGTTACAGGTTGATAAGGACGGTCAGGCGATTTCTTACACGGGGGACCGTGATTCTGGTGCCGCGCCTCTTGATCCATCGGTTTCGGGGTGGGAGAGCAAAGTTGCTCCTGCTCCTGTTCAGCAGGGGGAATCCACTGACGACGGTCAGGGTGCAGCGGCCCAAGAGGTTGTGAAAGAACCAGATGATCCATGTCCAGAGGGATACATGATGGACCCGACTACCAAACAGTGTGTGTTAGATCCTTTTAAAACACCGTTTCCTGATCCGGTTACTGGAGGTGGCGGTGCTGTTGTTCCTGCTGGTTTAACTCCGTATACGCAGATGGCTCCGGTGAGTTTGGCACAATTACAGCCGAGCAGGGTTGCGAGTGCGAATCCATTGGCGATGCAACAGGCACAGATGCCGCAAGGTGGACTTGGTTCCTTGGCTGCTGCGACGAGCAGAATAAGTTAACGGACCATGAATCTCCAAGCTCTTCCAGAGGAAGCACTGAAGGAGATCTTGGCACTTACGGAGGCCAAGAAGAAGTTAGATATACGTGAGGAGGCGGTTGAGAAGTTCATGCCGTTTGCTCATCATGTGTATGAAAACTTCATTGAGGGACGGCATCACAGGGTTATTGCGGAAAAACTTGAACGTGTTGCACGAGGGGAACTCAAGAGGCTTATAATTAATATGCCGCCTCGTCATTCGAAGTCAGAATTTGCTAGTTTTCTTATGCCAGCTTGGTTCTTGGGCCGTAATCCTAAGTTGAAGATTATTCAGGCGACGCACAATACGGAGTTGGCGGTACGGTTTGGGCGTAAGGTTCGAGATCTTATAGACGATCCACAATATAAAGACATTTTTCCTGACACCAATTTGAAGGAAGACAACAAAGGTGCGGGAAAATGGCAGACTGACAAGGGTGGTGAGTACTTTGCGGCGGGTGTAGGGGCTGCGGTTACGGGTCGTGGTGCGGATTTATTCATTATTGACGACCCACATTCGGAGCAGGACGCGATGAGCGACAGTGCATTTGATAATGCGTACGAATGGTACACTTCTGGGCCTCGACAACGTCTTCAACCGGGTGGATCTATCATCTTGGTCATGACGAGATGGGGTAAAAAGGACTTGACAGGTCGTTTGATGGCGGCGCAGGGCGGTGATTCGATGGCGGATCAGTGGGAAGTGGTGGAATTTCCTGCGATTATGCCGTCAGACAACCCATTATGGCCTGAGTTCTGGGAAAAAGACGCATTATTGTCGATTAAGGCGTCACTTCCTGTAGGAAAGTGGAATGCACAGTGGCAACAGACGCCGACAGCGTCGGAAGCGGCTATAATCAAGCGGGATTGGTGGCAGGATTGGGATAAGGAGAAGATTCCTAGCTTGGATTACATCATACAGGCGTACGATACGGCGTTTTCTAAGAAGGAGACAGCGGATTACAGTGCTATTACGACGTGGGGGATCTTCAAACCAGAGGAAGGTGGGCCAGACAACGCGATATTGCTGGATGCACGGCGGGGGCGGTGGAATTTCCCTGAATTGAAGGAGATAGCCTATGAGGAACACGAGTATTGGGAGCCAGATATGGTATTGGTTGAGGCGAAAGCAACGGGTACACCGCTGATTGACGAGTTAAGATTACGCGGTATTCCAGCTTTGGGGTTCTCACCGGGCAAGGGAAATGATAAGGTAAGTAGAATGCACATGGTTGCGCCATTGTTCGAAGCTGGTATGGTATGGGCACCGATGCATGAGAAGTTTGCTGATGAAGTGGTCGAAGAAGTAGTTTCATTTCCTAATGGCGATCATGACGACTTTTGTGATAGCATGACATTAGCATTGATGCGTTTTCGTAGGGGTGGATTCATTTATCTCAACGGAGAAAACGAGGACGAAACAGAATGGAGGCCCCGTAAAAGGGTGTATTATTGATGGCATTACCACCTAACATGGTTACTCCAGGTTTAGATCTGGATGACACAGAGGGACTACCAGATGTAGAAATCCCTATCGATGTACCAGAAACCTTTCCAGGTGGTGCAGAAGTCATTGACGACGGAATGGGTGGAGCCATTGTTCAAGCTCTGATGATGGCAGATGAAATGCCACAGGAAGAGTTAATACCGTTTGACGCAAACTTAGCTGACTTTTTAGACGACGCGGTCCTTGGATCGCTGTCCTCGGAACTAAGGGGATCTTATAAGGATGATCTCGATTCACGGTCTGAGTGGGAAGACACATACGTCAACGGTCTTGACCTATTAGGAATTAAAACGGAAGACAGGACAACGCCGTTTGAAGGGGCAAGCGGCATTACCCATCCGATGGTTAGTGAGAGCGTGACTCAGTTCCAAGCACAGGCATATAAGGAACTTCTGCCATCGGGTGGGCCAGTTAGAACCAACATTGTGGGTTTAAAAGATGCGGCTCGTGAGGAGCAAGCCACTCGTGTCAAGGACTTTATGAACTTCCAGATTACGGAAGTTATGGAAGAATACGATCCGGACATGGATCAGATGTTGTTTTATTTACCGTTATCGGGATCTACGTTTAAGAAAGTGTACTTTGATCCTACGAAGCAGAGGGCTGTATCTAAGTTTATTCCAGCGCAGGATTTGGTTGTGCCGTATTCGGCGACGGACTTGGCGACGGCGACTAGGGTTACGCACGTACTTCGGATGGATGAGAACGAAGTTAAGAAGATGCAGTATGCGGGAATGTACCGTGATGTAGATCTTATGACTTCGGAAGAGGGTGACGAAGATGCAGTTAAGCAGAAGGTCAACGAGCTAGAGGGTTTATCCAAGAACTATAGCGACGATGTGTTGACGATTCTGGAGGTTCACGCTGATCTGGACATAGAAGGTTTTGAAGACAAGGACCCAACGACGGGTGAGGCTACAGGTATTAAGCTCCCTTACATTGTTACGATTGATGAGAACTCCAATCAGATTCTGGCTATCCGTAGGAACTACGGGATGGATGATCCGATTAAGAAAAAGACTCAGTACTTTGTGCATTACAAGTTCATGCCGGGTTTGGGATTCTATGGCTTTGGTTTGATTCACATGATTGGTGGATTGGGTCGAGCGGCTACTAGTTTGCTACGTCAGTTAATTGATGCGGGTACACTTGCCAACCTTCCCGCTGGTTTTAAGGCCCGTGGAGTGAGGGTACGGAATGACGATGAGCCGTTGCAACCAGGTGAGTGGAGAGACATTGACGCCCCAGGAGGGAGCATCAGAGACGCTATCATACCGCTGCCATACAAAGAACCATCGGGCACATTGGCGGCTATGCTGGGCGGATTGGTACAGGACGGACGTCGTTTTGTAGCTTTAGCTGACCAACAGATTGGGGACATGAGCAACGAAATGCCAGTGGGCACGACTGTTGCTGTAATTGAGCGCGGCATGAAAGTTATGTCTGCGATTCACAAACGTCTGCACTACGCACAGAAAACGGAGTTTCGTTTACTGGCGCGTATCTTCGCCGAGAACCTTCCTCCGATGTATCCGTACGCAGTTGCGGGTGCACCGTCACAGGTCAAGGCGCAAGACTTCGATGGTCGGGTTGACGTCCTCCCAGTCAGTGATCCGAACATCTTCTCTATGGCGCAGCGGGTGACTTTAGCTCAAACGCAATTGCAGTTGGCGCAGTCTAACCCCCAGATGCACAACTTACATGCAGCCTATAGGAGAATGTATCAAGCATTGGAGGTGCAGAATATAGACGAGATATTGCCCCCGGCTCCAAAACCACAACCACAAGATCCAGCCTCTGAGAATGCGGCTATGATTGGCGGTAAGACTCCACAGGCATATCCACAGCAAGATCACGACTCACACATTGCAGCGCACATATCGTTGTTGGCATTGAGTATACTACAGCAGACACCTGCGGTATTGGCGGCGTTGTTTAGTCATGTGCTACAGCACGTTAATATGAAGGCTCGTACGATTGTACAGAGTGAGATCCAACAGCAGCAGCAGCAACAAATGGCGTTGATGCAGGTTGGGGCACAGCCACCAATGCAACCACCAATGCAACCTGATATGATCGAGGCTCGTGTGGCACAGGTGGAGACTCAGCTTCTACAAGAGGTTATGCCTATGCTCACGTACAAAGGAGAGGACGGTCAGGAACAAGATCCGCTCGTCAATATCCGTATGCAGGAGTTGGCTATCAAACAAATGGAAAGCCAGCAGAAAGCTACAATGGATCAGGCCAAGCTTGACTTAGAGCAGATGAAGATGGAGCAACAAGCTACAACGGATTCGGCTAGATTAGAGCTTCAGGAGCAGATTGCAGACGAACGCAGTGATGTGAACCGTGAGCGTATTGATGTGCAACGTGAAGCTGTGGCTCGTAGAGGATACAGATAGATGTCTGATAAACTACCAAAGGTAAGCATTGCTGTAGTCGGGGTTGTAATAGCTCAGATCGGTGGCTTTATTTGGTGGACGGCACAGCAAGCGAGTACGATATCTAATCTTGAAGAGACGGTAAATATCTTGACGGTTGAGAATAACGCTACGGATAAGACAAATCTAATTAGGGATGTGCAGCGTAATACTGATCATCTGCAAGAAATCATTGATATACTGGCAGAATTTTATGACGACATGGAAGATGGCGACAATGAGATCTGGGAAGACATAGACATGATTAACGATGATATGGGTGGCATGGCTAGTCATATGATGGAGATTATTAAGTTACAATCTAGGGTGGCGATTTTGGAGAAAACCGTTGAGTTTACGCGCAGCGATGGAATGTAAATATGGACCCTGTTACAATTTTAGCTGGGCTAAAAACGGGTCTAGCCGCTGGTAAAACCATTGCTGGACTAAGTAAGCAGATAGGACAATTCTTTGACGCGACTGACCAAGCTAAGAAACAATTACAAAAAAAAGGTATATCAAGCAAAAGTGCAAACGCTACGGCGTTGGATCGCTGGGCGAAGGTTAGAGCAGCAGCAGAGGCTGAAGAAGAACTCCGCGAGTGGATCACGCAATCCTACGGAAGATCAAAATGGTTAGAGCTTCTGAAGATAAGAAAAGAAGTTTTACAGGAGAAGCGGGAGGCTGAAGCCGAAGCGCGGCGTGATGCTATTCAGAGACAAGAACTGATGGTTACTATAGTGGGTATAATGGTTCTTCTTATTATGACATTTATAGGAGCCACAGGTTATCTTCATTATATGGGTTGGTTAGATGTGAGGGATTATTTTCCATGATTTATGTTTTGGTTTTTTTACATTTTATTAGTACAGATCGCTTACAATACTATCAGATCGGCACATTTTCGGATAAACAGCAATGCCTCGAACAAGCAGAAAAAGCACAAATACTAGTGACGCACAACTCAATGAAGGTGACGTGCCTCGAAGTGAACAGCCAACAATAATAGAATGTGGCAAGAAGTTTGCGGCATACGATAAGTTTGGCAAATTAATTATTTTAGGTTATGATCAAAGAATAGTACAGGAGTATGCAGATGCCCAAAGCAAAGTACGATCTAAATGATAACGGCAAGATTGATCCAGATGAGCGTCAGATAATGCTTGAAGACAGACGCAGGATGATGGAGGACGCTGATGCCAAGCGTGATGCACAGTTACGAATGACTTGGTTTGCTCTAAGTGGAATGGTTTTATATCCTTTCGCTATCGTTGTTTCCTCTTGGCTAGGCTTAGAACAAGCGTCTAAACTACTGGCAGATATAGCTGCTGTGTATGTTGTTGCCGTGTCAGGTGTAACCGCAGCCTATTTTGGTTTTACAAATATGGGGAGTAACAAATAATGTTACAGTTTTTAACACCACTAGCAAGTCTGGCAGGGTCATGGATTGATGCCAAGACTACAAAGCAAGCTGCTGAAGCCAAGTTAAAACTTACAGAAGCCGAAGCGAAAGCAAAGATATTACTGTCTGAAAAGACAAGCGTTGCCGATTGGGAACGGGTGATGGCAGAGAACAGCGGGTCAAGCTGGAAAGACGAATTTTTTGTAATTGTTTTAAGTATTCCATTAATTTTAGCCTTCGTACCGGGTGCCGAGGGCATTGTAGATAGGGGCTTTGAGCAGCTTCATAAAGCACCGGACTGGTATTTTTACAGTTTGGGCATTGCAATTTCAGCCTCTTTTGGTGTGAAAGGCTACAAACAATTTGTTAGGAAAAAATAATGACGTACATGAAAGACATAGTTGTTTTGGTTATGGCAGTGGGTCTTATGTCCATACTTGGGCTTATAATCTATGATGAATTTAAAATGGCTAATGAGCATGGTGGTGAGCTAGATGAAAATATCATAGGCTTGTTGCAAATGTCATTGACAGGTATCATTGGTGTTGTTGGTGGTTATGTAGGAGGTAAGTCTTAATGTATACTTATTTTGTAAAATCTATAGATAGAGTTGTTGACGGTGACACAATAGACATCAGCATAGATCTTGGTTTTGATCTTACCAAGAAGGAGCGTGTTAGACTTGCGGGTATAGACACCCCTGAAACTAGAACTAAAAATCCAAAAGAAAAAGAGATGGGATACGAGGCTAAAGAATTTTTAGAAATTCATTTAATGAAAGCATCTAAGCTTACTGTAAAGACTGAAAAAGACGGTAAGTTTGGGCGTATGCTTGGTTGGTTGTACAAATCAGAGGAAGATGAAACTTCCATTAATGAGATTATGATTGATGAAGGTTACGCTTGGTCTTACGATGGCGGCACTAAACTTAGGAACCTAGAGGATCTTTTAGCAAAAAGGGATAAGGAAGAGACATGAGTTTTAAATTAAGCAGACGTAGCCTTGATAGGCTAGAGGGAATTGACGACGGTTTACAAGCCGTTGTGAAGATGGCTATCACACTGACCAAAACCGATTTCGGAGTTGTACAAGGGATGAGAACCATAGAACAGCAGAAGGAATTGGTAGCTTCTGGAGCAAGTCAGACGATGAAGTCGAAGCACCTTGATGGTAAGGCTTTCGACATCATGGCGTTTGTGAACGGACGGGCATCCTGGGAATTGAATTTGTACGATGATTTGGCTGACGCAATTAAAGAAGCGGCGACTAATCTAAATGTTCCTGTATGTTGGGGAGCGGCTTGGGCTGTCCCTCAAAAAGGTTATCCTATGGATATTCGCAAGTGGGAAGGCACCATGGAAGAAGCCATGAATGCTTATATAGATCTACGTCGATCTGAAGGTAAACGTCCATTTATCGATGGGCCACATTTTGAACTTATAGATTAGGAGCCAGATATGAGCGGACGCAACACAAGGCCAGCAAAAGCCATAGAGGGCAAGCGCAAAAGACAGATGCGTGATTTACCTACTAGAATTGAGAATGCTGTGTCGAGAGCTATAGGTTCTGATAGCTACAATCCTACGGCAAGTATGGAAGATAGCGTTATGGATAAGATCCGCAATCGATTAGATAATATCCGTGGTGTAAGGAAGGGTAGAAATGTTGGTCGTGGGACTATCGAATATGAAACTAGTTCAAGAAAAAAGAAAATAAAAATACCTAAAGATCCAGATCTTCCTATAGAACCAAGGATTAAAAAAGGTTTTTTTGGGCCTGAACCTATGAATCAAATATCAAGAGGAAGAGGTATGGGCTATAAAAGAGAACTGAGTAAACAACTTGGAACAACTGAAATGCCAGTAGGCAAAGCGGTAAAGAACAGTGATAAAGGAATCTATTCTCCGCGAGGTCAGTCTAAAAATCTTACACAAAAATTCACTCTAGGCGGCGATGTCCGACATAATACTAACAGGGGAAAAACATATTAATCCCATGGACGGTGTTGATTTAGCAAAATATATGTATAAGGTACTACGAGAGCGCGAACAAGATATTGCAAGTGCTCTCGCACATGATGCTGCCAAAGACTGGGAGCAATATAAACTCATG